TCTGTTAACGAGCTTTTGGAAATTGATACCACCTGTAATTGTAGCTATTTTAAAATCCGTATCGTATAACTCTCTTATAACCTTAACCGTAGTTAATTTTAGGTTTGCCATTGTTATTATAATTTATATATAAATATATATATATAAAATTATTTTCCGTCACATAAACCTCTATGAAAAAATTCACACCATCCGCATAATTTAGATGGTTTTTTTGGATACTCTACATTGGTTCTATATTTACCTTCCGAATCAAATACACTTTCTACAAATTCACTAAATCCTTTCCAAGCTTTATTGATTGATGGTTTACCACTTGCTGGTACATGCTTACTGATACGGGGTATTGTGAAATCTTCTACTTCGGCTACTTTTCTTTTGAGAATAATAAATTCAACATCAATTATATCAGTTGATATACCAATCAACTCAGCATAAAACTTTTTATATAATAGGATTTGTGAATTTTTAATTGGGTCAGATTTTTGATACTTACTCCAACCTTTGGTAGATGTTTTAAAATCGGTAATACGATATCTACCTGTCGTTTTACTTCTAACGATAAAGTCAATGAAACCCATAAAGTTTACATGTTCTAAAATCTTAGTATTGATAGGTTGCTCAATAGCAACTAATTCGTCATCTTTTAGTGAGAAAAAATTATTGAAGTTTTTAGATTTCTGAAAATAATCTAAAATAAGATACCCATCTTCTAAAAACTCAACTAACTCCTCTTTGGAACAAATGGGGTTTGCTCCATCATTGGATTCCTTAACAAAGAATTCTCTCATCTTTTCTTTAAGGAATTCTTTTGTATCCATATTCTTATCAGCTTGTGATTTAGAAATACGAAGGCATCTACTTAAATACTCTTGAAGAGTTTCATGCATTGCTGAGCCAAATACTGAATGTATATTAGAACTTGATTCTGATAACCCATCTATGTAACTTAGCTTGTATTGTTGTGGACAAGAACTCCACATTGAATACTGACTGAATGAAACTCTTGCCATTATATTTTTAATTTTAATTTTGTTATTTGTTTTTTCTCTACACCATATTTCTCACAAATATATTTAATGTTTTCTCTACCTTCTCTACTTGCGTAAAGGACTTCAAGATAATCATTTGCTTGGTGCTCAGAACAAAGATACTCATTTTTTATGAGATTAACAACAAAATCTTCATATTTTTCTGCAGATTTTCCTTTCATATACTTTAGGAAATATCTACCTTTAGGGATAATGTTTATATACAACTTATACATATCCTTTGATTCAAGTGATTGAGTCAAAGGTAGTATAGATGCAATAAGTTCAATCCAATCGGGATTCATAGAAAGAAATCGGTTAATCATAAAATTACTCCAACTCTTTCTATCCTCTTCCGATAACTGCTCAAAGTACTTTGGGTCTTGTTCGTTTGTTATCGCCTTAATGTGGTCAAATAATGATTTACCAGCCATACTATTCAATTACTTTTTTATCCTTCAATTCATCAGGCATTAATTCTTGTAATGGTTTACCACATTGAGTACATAAAAATACTTCAATAGGAATAATTGAATCTTTAGTTTCTCCGGTAATTAAACGAGAAACCTTTTTGAATCTCATACCTTGCATAAAGATTAGATTGCCACATTCACAAGGAATATCTCTCGTATCATTTAAGTTAAAGTTTGGCATTGGAGGTTGTTGTCCGTTTTGCATTTTATTTATTTTATATTGTTTATAATTTGTATCAATAGAGATGCGAAAACAATTTCTTTATCTACTACTAATGAATCTTTATATTGAGATTCTGAAATTGCTAATATAACATTAGCAGTATTTCCACCTGCATACTCATCTACCTTATCATAAAGGTATGTATACATTTCGGTATAATCATTCATCTGATTATCTAATACCATTTGTCTAGTTTTCAGATATAGATTTCGTTTATCATCATTACCTTTAAGTGCATCTACTAATTTATTTCTGAAATCAGATTCAATCATAATTGCCTTATCCACTTTTAGTTCACCTTTAGCAGATTGTAATTGACAGGTATTTAGAATTCTACGAATATCAGGATAGTATGTACTTACGATATCAGCTACATTCTTAATATCATATGTAATCTTTTCAGAATCTAATATCTTACTCACTTGAATTGCTACATCCTTTTTAGTTGGAGGTATAATTGCAAATGATTGACATCTACTCTGAATCGGGTCAATGATTTTCTCAATGTAGTTACAAGTTAAAATGAATCTACAATGTTTACTGAATGTTTCCATTAAGTTGCGGAGGATTGCTTGTGCGTTTGGAGTCATATAATCAAACTCATCCAAAATCACAACTTTAAATCCTGCAAAACCTACTGATGATGCGAAGTTCTTTACTTTGTTACGAACGGTATCCACATTATTCTCATCCGATGCGTTGATAATCATAAAATCACATTTGATTGTGTTTACGATTAACTTTGCTAATGTAGTTTTACCTGTACCCGCTTTACCATAAAGTAGTAAATGTGGGATATCGTTATTATCCAAATATTGTTGAATAGTTTCTTTGATTGTTGCATTACCAACATAGTCAGCAAGAGTTTGTGGGCGGTATTTCTCTACCCACAAGCTATGCTCTTTTTTATTAATGTTATTTGCGAAAAAGCTCATATTAATTTTTTACGAATACACCATTTACAGTCTTACCAGTACGGTCTTTAATTTCATTCCAAGCGGCTTCTAAACATTGACTAGGAGTTAATCCTAATTGTTTAGCCAAAATAATAAGTGTTACAAATGTATCACCAATACCATCTTTTATTTCCTCATCTTTAGATTTTAATAATGCTCCTGCAGTTTCACCCACTTCTTCCAAAACTTTTAATAATTGCTTTGGTGCATTTTCTTTCTTTAAGATATCTTTATCAGCTGCCCAATTAATTACATTTTCAATTAACTTATCAAATGAAACATCGTAATCTGGGAATAATTCTAATTGGTCTGCCATTTTATTAATTTGAAATTTCTACTAAATAATATTTACATGCAAAGTTATCAATTAAGAACTCAACATTTGCTAAACCATCAGTTGATACTTTCAATTTTGCTGAAGTAGCTTCTTTGTTTGCAGTTAAGATTTCTTTTAAATACTTTGCTGAGAATGAGATTGGTTTAACATCACCATCAAATCCTTTAATTGCAGTGAATGTTACTCTATTTGTAGAAATAGAAGAATATCCAATTGCCATCTTCAAATCACCACCTTCACTAAATACAGTGAATGTATCGATATCAGATAATGCACCTTTTGCTTTGATAAACTTATCAATCATATTTGATGCCATCTCAATTGAAATACCAAACTCTGGTAATTGCTTCAAATCAGGTACAACCGGAATCACACCTAAATCTGCTAATTGATAAGAAGTTTCAGTTTCATCCGAAGATAACTTTAATACAGTAGCCTTATCACCTACGGTATCAACTTTTAAATTCAAATCGTTATCTAATATACCTACTAAGTTTTTCAACAAAGAAGTTGTATAGATACCAATACTAAATGGAGTTGATGTAAATCCATCAAAGTCCACTTCACCTAACATCGTTTTATCATCCGAAATAAATCTTACTGATAATTTGTTTCCTTCGGCATTCCATGCTACCGACTCAATTACTCCACCTAAAGAGTACTTTTGAATAAAGCGTAATAAATTTTGCTTGTTCATACTTTTTGTTTTTTTTTATTTAAATTTTAATTATTGTTTTACAAATATACGGAAAATTTTTTAAAAAGCAAAGAATTTCTTTGCCGTTTTTGTGTCATTTGATGCTTTTTCCCATTTTAGGGCTTTATAGAAATCATCCACCTTGTTTTCTAACTCAGCTTTATATATCATATCTCTATCAACATATTGTTCTACGAAATCCATAATCTCTTTTGGGTCATTATAATCTTTAAATGCTAGCGTATCTAATCCCAATGGATTATTTTTTAAATATACCCACTTTACTTTATCACCATCTCTAATTGGTTCATTCTTAAATGGACAATTAAAGAATTTTAATAATCTATTGTATGTAATACCAGCTTTAACATGCGCAGGTGTTCCTTTCTCAAAATTTGCAATCGATTGACCACCATCTCTTGTCCAAGTTCCTTTATCATACTTACTTAACTCTTTGATTGCTCCACCTTTTGCTATCTTATTAACAGGTAGATTAACCATATTGTTTTTGAATTCTAATAACTTCTTATCTACATAATCATTATCCTTACCCATTAGAATATCTTTCAACATACCACTCATTTGTTCCTGAAATGCTTTTGGAAATGATGAACGAACTACATCTAAACCTTTCACATCCAACTTATCACAAGGAATACCATTCTTTAATACCATCCATTGTGCGTATCTCTTTTTTGCTACCCAAAAGCCTGCTTTGCTGATGAATTCCTTTTTAATTTCAAATCTATGTTTATCTTTTGGTATAAAGAAGAATCGTTCTGCTAATATATCATAGAATGAGTTTAAGAATGTTTGAGTTTCAGTTGCAATATTATCCACTTCAACTGCCATTCTCTTTTCATCAAACTCTTTATAATTTGGATAACGATATTTTACCAATGGTTCAGCCATCATATAGATTGAATCAGTATCAATGTATACATTATAATCATCCTTTGTACCTAACTCTTTCCAATATTTAATATTAGCCATTTCAGCAGTTTTCTTAATAACAGTCTGACCTGTTAGTGTTACAGCCTCAGCGTTATCCACATCATAGAAACGGAATGCCGGCAAACCTAACACCCCATACATTGAATTTAAAAGAATCTTTTGTACTAGCTGTCTTTTAGCATAGAATTCATATTTTTCAGTATCACCTTCCGTACCAAACTTCTTTTCTAATTTACGGAATTCAACACGCTTCTCAAACCAGTCATTTAAAATATCTGCGATTAAACCGGCTTTATCTTGTGTATAAAGAACTCCATTTGCAGCAACACCTAAATTACTATCCTTAATGACTTCCTTCAATTCCTGAGTAGTATATGAGTATTCATCACCATCCTTACCTACTAACTTATATGTCGTATCTAATCCTTTAATATGAGCTTCCGCATCCCAATTCTGAATCTTACCAACCTTTGTTTCAGGACTGATATTTAAGGTCATAATGATTGACGGGTATAGAGATGTTAAATCCAAATCATATATCCAATCATACTTACCAACAATAGGTTCTTTTACATATGCTCCAATGAACTTCTCCTGATTATTATCTTTCAGAGCTTGCATTCTTTCTCTTCTATCCTTTGGTTTGTTAGTTGCTACTAACCCTTTCTTTTTAAGATAAGCTAAACAAGCACCCTCTAACCATTTTGATGAAAATATATAATCTTCATATGGTACATAACCGGCGTGACAAACTGCTCTACATAAATCAATGAATTGAAGTTTCTCATCTATCGATACAACTAAGTCCACATCGACAATGTTATATTCAATAAATTTTTCCAAATCAGTTTCAAATAAATCATCTAAACTTCCTTCATACTCAATCTTACCTCTACCTAATTCTTTTGTAGCAATATGATTTAGAGTATACGATGCTTCTAATGTATATGTGTAAGTTTTATATAGATTGATGTAATCCAAAATAGATACACCACCAAAACTCCATTTCTCTCTATATGGTGACCAGAATGCCTGACCTATTGGTGATAATCTCTTAGCGTGTCCTTCTCCACATACATTTTTAATACGATTGTAAAGATACGGAATATCAAAGAAATCTATATTCCAACCTGTTAAAATAGTTGGATTAATTTCTTCGTAATAATTAAGGAATGCAAGTAGGAGATTTTTCTCATTGTCGAAAATGTGGACACTAACCTCTCTACCATCCTTATTAAATTGTTTGGCATTATTTTTAACTTTTCTTTCTTTATCTAATACAAATACATCATATAATTTAGTTGCTCCATCGCATGATGCAATTGCTGTAATTTCGTTTTGTGCAAATTGTGTATTTGGTAAACCTGTAATCATCTCTACCTCAATATCAAATGTCATTGTTCTATGACCAATTGATGGTAAATCTGAATCGTAAATATCAACTAATACTCTTGTGGTTTCCGGTACATCTGATTCAAATAAATCATCTGCTTCATCTTTTTCCCACTTAGAAATACGAGCTAACTTATCACCATACATCGATGTGTATTGACCATACTGGTCTTTCTTATAGGCATACTTTCGGTATGGCATTGTAGAATATCCCTGCGTATCATCCCACAAATGAATTGTATTTTTTGCTCTCTCATAGTATATATTTTGATATGCCATATTATCTTCCCACTTCTTTTAAATAATTATCTTTCATTTGTTCCCAAGTCATTCCTATCGCATTTACATAAAATAGAACTTCCGGTTTAATCCTCCCATCTTCAAACAATTTTTCATATCGTTTGATTGCTTTATCCTTCCACCACTTCACAGTGTATTCATTTCCTTTAGCAAACTTTTCTTTAAGAACTAAATCTTTCTCTTCAATTTTAGATTGTAAGAACTCATTACCATTCTCATACATTTGTGCAAAGTAAACACCCCTTTGAAATCCGTGGTCATAAGCGTTACCTTTGATTCCTAAC